ACATTTTTATTTTCCAGATTTTTACACAATGTCTACATATCAATCATGAAAAAATATTTTTTTTTTTGTAAAAAATATTTTTTGTATCATAAACTGTAAACAATAATATTAAACATAAATTGAAAACACAAAAAATATATCCAAACGTTTTCGTACACAAATGATTTAAAAGATTTATTTTTTCTACTATAATGGATGTTGTATCAAATACAAAAAAAAAAGAACAAAATTTAACTTTAGATGAAAAGCACAATGATATGATGCAACTGTACTATGTTATAGAAAATGAAACAATACCGACCCTAATAAAGGAAATCGATACACTAATTGCAAATGCTAAAAACCAAACAGAAAAAAATGCAGAAACGTATTACGAACTAGTATATGAAATCAAAAGCAAACGAAAGGAATTGAAATCACTACAAACTTCAAAAAATGAGTATTTGCTGAAAAATTCAAAATACATATTTAATTATTATGAAGATAAACAAAAAATTTCCAGCGGAGAAAATCGTAAAGATACAAATACGATCAGCCATTTTTTCAAAATACGAGCAAAAACGGATGACAGTTCCAATTTAAGTAGTGATAAATACAAGAACAGTAAAAAGGTCTACCAACAATATTGGAAAAATGTTGGTCAAGGAGATTTACAGTTACAAGAATATGTAATGGATGCTGAAACATGCCTATTTTGCAACCAAGGTGAATTAATTCCATTAGAAGAAGAAGGTATTCTTATATGTAATAATGTACTGTGTGGTAAATTTGTGGTTCATATAGTGGACAACCAAAAACCACTTAATAAAGAAATGCCAAATGAAGTTTCCTATACTGCATATATTCGTTTGAATCATTTCAAGGAAATATTGTCACAATTCCAAGCAAAAGAAACCACCAAAATACCAGATGAAGTTTTAGATGCTGTAAAACAACGCATCAAAAAAGAAAGAATGAATATTAAAGAATTAAATTATGTAGAAATGCGTAATATATTGAGTATTCTTGGATATAATAAATATTTCGAACATATTCAATATATTAACTCTATTTTAGGAATCAAACCACCTATTATGAACGAAGAACTCATTGAAACGCTGTGCGTATTGTTCATTGAAATACAGCAACCATGGGCGATTTTTTGTCCAATTACAAGAACTAATTTTTTCAACTATACATATATTTTATGTCAATTGTGTGTTTTACTGGACCAACACCAATATTTACCTTATATTCCAATGATGAAAGACCGCATTAAACAGCTAGAACAGGACATGATATGGAAAAAAGTGTGTGATTATTTAGATTGGGAATATTTTCCAACCGTATAAAAAAGTGTTAAATGATTATTATGCAAAATAATAATAATCAGTATGTGTAAAAAGGTATGGGGGGGGTGATTTCAATTGACTTAAAATCCTCGAGGGAATTTTACAAGATTGGCTCCAATACCGAATCCTGCACCTCCACGTGCACTTGCTGCCATCGTTGGTACAAATACATCCAATACCGCAAACGTGGCCGCTGCGGAAAGTGCGATAATAACAATCTCTTCAACATTCAATTTCTGTTTAGGGATGGCAAATGCTGCAATCGCAACCATTATACCTTCAACGATGTATTTGATTGCACGTTTCAAGAATTCACTAAAGTTTGACATGTCGTTCATGATGATATATCATACATAAATAAAAAAATATTCAATGAAACAACTTAAATCAAAATTACCATCATAATTATATTTCCTAAAGATGAGTACGCAAACCTTTGAGAAAAAAATTACACCTTCAGGAAAATTAAATATTAGATACGTTGATTTGCTAAATGAAGATCCTGTCATTTCCAACCAAAAATATGGTTGTTATTCTTTTGTTTCTCCTGAAAAAATTATCAAAAAAAGGGATATGTTTATGTTTGAAAAATTCGTCAAACAATGGAAATACAGTAAAGCATTGTCTATATTTTCTGATTTTACGCAATATTTATCTTTCAAATACAATATTAATCCGGAATCCATTATGAACGACTTAGTTGAATTTTGTAAAGAAGAAGAGAACACATTGAAACGCGAGGATGTAGAGGGTGATTTCAAACAATTTATGGATAAACATGAAGACAGGCTATCTCAAGAATACAATCGTGAAAACAATTACCAAACATCTGTACGTGGGTTCATTAATCGTGGTAATTTTTCAACACCAGAAGAGGCTGAAAATTACGCAAAAGAGCTACGTGACCGTGATCCAAATCATGACATTTTTGTAGGACGTAATTTTGTGTGGACTCCTTTAGATCCAGATGCATACAAAACTGGACGTGTTGAATTTTTAGAAGAAGAATTGAATCAATTGCACCATGAGAAGCTACGAAATGAAAAACGTGCCAAAGAAGAATTTGATAAAAGATTGCACGATGCGAAAAGAAAGGCGATACAAGATAATATTGATAAAGCGAAAGCAAGTGGTAATAAACTAACCCAAACCATGGATGAACAAGGAAATCTAATTGGTGTGAAAGAAACGGTTGATTTTGACAGCCGTGAAGTTGCTGACCAAGACGGTGATCCTGTAAAACAGAAAAAACCTTTTAGCTAAAAATTATAGATTTGTTATTTACGTTATATAAATTACAAATTAATAGAGTGTTCAACCGAAATGTGATTGTAATCCTGCAACTGTTCGTTCGCCATTATAATGCTCGGATTTATCGCTTTGGTCTATTATAACCACTGTAGGAAACCCTTCAATACCATACTTTTTCAAGTCTTCTTTGGCGTCTTCCATATTGATCTTTTGAAACTGAACCGTTCCTTTGTATGATTGTGTGAATTCGTCCCATATAGGACTGAAATCTTTGCAATGACCACACCCATCCATGTAATAATAATTCACTTTTACAGGGGTGAGTTGGAACCCTTCCTCATTATATGATGTATTTTGGTATCGATTGAATAAAAAAATGACTAAACCGATTACTATCATTATGGTAAAAATCCTTAATAATCGCTGTGTTTGGAACATTTTTAGGACATTTTTAAACATTATATATTAGTATGATATTTTTTATGTGCACACGTTTATGCATTATATAGCATTGAACATCATTCGTTTGTTGTATGTTTGACGTGTTGTATTCCTTGATTAGTAATGTTTTTCAATAGAATCAATATTCATAATTTGTTTTGGAGGTTTTGACTTCATTATAAACTTTTTGAAAATAGATCTTTCCAATTGATTTTCTGGTGTATGTTTGTGAACAATACGCGAAATCATTTTGTACAATTTGAAATTTGGATAACGTTCCTCCCCATTACGTTTGTACAAAATGTTTTTTCCATAATCGTCTTGACACCATTCCCAAATTAACGTTTGTGCGTCATCTTTGTTTTTCGGAATGTCGTCTTCAAATACAAAATCGTACATAGAACAAGCTAAACGACAAAGATCAAAACTAAAGTTTGGTTCAAGTCTTGCTTTACTATCATTAAGATATGGTTCAGTATTATATTGACCATTTGCATCTCCACTTGGTGCAAAACTATCACTGCACATTAATTGATCACGATATTTGTAGATTGCTCTACCGAAATCGATAATTTTATATATTCTGCCATATGTAGGTAATTTGTATACATTGTTTTGGTACTTGTAATACAAAAACTTTTCGTTTGTTTTTTTATACAAAATATTATTTGTATGTAAATCATTATGCGTAAATGAAAATGCTTTTTGGTATACAATTAATGTAAAAATAACTTGCAACAATGCACTTATAATTTCATGACATTCTAATTCTTCGTCTTCAAGTAACTGATCAAATGTACCATCGCATTTTTCCAATGCAATCATCTGTACAGGAAAATTATAAACATATGCATACAATTCATCTACGTCTTCCTCTTCACCCTCATCCTCTTCACCCTCATCCTCTTCATCCTCTTCATCGTCATCTTCATCGTCTGAATCTTCATCGTCTGAATCTTCATCGTCTGAATCTTCATCATCTGAATTACAAACAATACTATCTTCATCCGAATCATCGTCATCATCTTCTTTAGTACATTCAAATACAATTTCTGGTTCTATTTCTCGATCTCCATCTTCATTATCTTCGATAATTTCATTCTCTTCAATGACATTTTCCAATGGAATACATTCATCGATAATTTGTATTCTAGGTCTTTTGGATTGTGTATTTTTTGTTTGAACAAATTTATTATAATCATCAATTTCGTACAAGACACCATTGTTTTTATTGAAAAACCCAGATTCTTCTAAGTAATCTAAATCTTCTGAAACATCAAACCTGAACTTTTTTTGAACAGCTAAATTGGAACCGTAATAATCAATACCATGACAAAAATTATTTTGATGTAATAATTGACTAGATAAATAATTAAAAAAATTATCCACATACGATGAATTGTTTACATCGTAAATTTTCTCAACACACGAATCCTTATTGTTCAAAGTTGGTAAATTACAAAGTTTACCTTCATATTTTGTATATTTACCGATCAAATAATGCACTGGATCTAAGAGTGGCGCGTACTTAATAAATACAGGAGACTCCAACTTTTTACCGTCATTTGTGATTACTTGTGTTTCACTACATACGCTGTACTTCTGATTGAGTGATATGTTGTTATATGTATTATCATTCATTTCAAAAAATCGAGAATACATTGGATTGTAGTGTTGAATACCAGAAACATCCATTGGTTCATAATCTTCTTCAGAAATATTCATATCTGAAAAATATTTACACTGTGATTTGACATATCCTAAAGTAAATACCATTATGACTTGCTAACATAAAGAATTTTGACTTTCTTAACGAGTTCGCTAAACTTTTATTTATTTTTTCTAAAACAAAAATATAATGACATTACAATTGAAGAAATTCGATATGAAAAATATTACGTTTAAAGCAAATGAAAATAAGGGTCCTGTCATTGTATTGATAGGTAGACGTGATACTGGTAAAACATTTTTAGTGAGAGATCTATTGTATTTTCATCAAGATATACCGATTGGTACTGTTATTTCTGGAACAGAAGCTGGGAACGGTTTTTATGCAGCACACGTACCAAAATTATTTATTCACGATGAATACAGTTCGGCTTTGATTGAAAATATTCTACGGCGTCAAAAAACAGTTTTGAAACAAATGAAAAAAGAAGTCGAACAATACAAAAGAACAACAATTGATCCTCGAACTTTTGTTATTTTAGACGATTGTTTGTATGATAATTCGTGGTCACGAGACAAATTAATGCGATTGTTATTTATGAATGGACGTCACTGGAAAGTAATGTTAATCGTTACAATGCAATATCCTTTAGGAATTCCTCCAACTCTCCGTACAAACATTGATTATGTATTTATTTTGAGAGAACCTTATTTAACAAACCGTAAACGTATCTGGGAGAATTATGCCAGTATGTTTCCGACATTGGAATCATTTAGTAGTGTGATGGACCAAACTACTGAAAATTATGAATGTTTGGTTATTAATAATAATGCAAAGTCAAATAAGCTTCAAGACCAAATATTTTGGTATAAAGCAGAAAATAGACCAGAGTTTAAATTGGGTTCAAAAGAGTTTTGGGATATTTCAAGAGATATGGGTTCTGATGATGAAGATGAACCATATGATCCCAATAAAAACAAAAAGAAAAATGCAAGTAGTCAGATTACAGTAAAAAAGAACCGTTGGTAGGGGAACTACGTTCCCCCTTACCCCCCTCCAGGGGGAACCATGTTCCCCCTTACCCCCTCCTATTAAAGGGAGGGATCATAAGGGAACCGTCGGTTCCCTTAATTCTGCATACACATTACTGCAAAAAAACCAAATACCTCTTTATTATTAATTGAAAAGAACGACCATTTAGGAGGAAGAATACACACTGTACATGAGAATGGTATTACTTTTGAAGGAGGAGCAGGGCGATTTAACGACGAACAACGAGTCAACAAGTTGTTGGTAAAATAATCGCAGAATTGAATTAAAGTTATTGTTATTATTTTATTAAATAAATATGCCTCGTTTAAAACCATATACTACAAATCAAGAATCGTGGTTATCGATACTTCAAAAAAATCTAAGAATCCCAATGAATCAAAGAGAATATTCTTGGGAATTAACCGAGATTACCAAATTTTTGGATGATATATTTAAAATTTATGAAGAAGATAAATATGTTGAAAAAATGGGTTCAATTATAAATTTAACTTATAATAATGGAAATGATATTTATGATGGACAACAGAGAATATTAACTATAATTTTAATTCTCAATGTAATATCTTGTTTATCTGAAAAATTAAAAAATAAAATCAATCAAATATTGACAATAGATATTGAATTGGATGATTTTATTAGACATCTAAAAAAATCACACGATTATTTACCACCAGATTCATCTACTAAATTGCATAGTTCTTTTATAGAAATTTATAATTATTTTGTTCTAAAAAAGTACGATGAAAAAGATTTAATTGATTTATATAAATTCATATTAAATGATATTGATGTTCAGTATTATGATTGTAATGACCCAGAATATGTTAGTAGAATATTCGATTGGGAAAATAATAGAGGAAAGGCAGTAGAAACTCTTGATATAATAAAAAATCCAATTCTTGTTAAAATACCAAATGATAAAAAAGTAGAAATATATGATAAATGGGAGACATTAAAGCATAGAAAAAATAATATTTATAAAAAGGATTTTGGACAAAAAATATTTGATATAGCAATTCAAATATATAATCATCAAATTAAAAGAACAATAAATCACGAAGAATTATATAAACCTATTATTGATAATGAAGATACTTATAAAGAAATTAATAAATTCTTTAAAATTGTTGAAAAATTATTTGAAATTATGGATGAAATTAGTGAAGATAGATTTGGAAGATTAATTAATAATACACCTAGAATTTGTTTAAATTGGGAAGCATATATGTGGTGTTTACTACCAATATTCTATAAAACGAATAATATTCATACTGATTTGATTAAATTAATGACTAAATGGTATTTTAGAAATTTGCAGTTTAAATCTAGTAACTTTAATAATCTATGTTATTCGAATGAATTTATTAAAATTACGAATGAAGCTCTTAAAAATCCAGATTATGATTATTATATAAATATTAAAGAATGTGTAGTTAAAAATAAGGATAATTCTATTAAGAATGATAATTATTTACTATCAATGAAAGATATGAATTTTAAATCAACAAATGCTACATATTTACTGCTATTTTTAGAAACGTGTATTACTACTAATTTACAACAGGTATCATTAGAATACACACTCGAACATATATATTGTCAGAAAGATAGAACAAAATTATGCAATCCATCTCTGATGGATAATATTGGAAATTTAACATTGATAGAAGGTAAAAATAGTGATAATGGTCATAAAGGAAATAGTTCTCTGGGGTCAAAACTATATGATAAGAAAGTAATATCATATAAAGGTAGTAGTAGTATGATTACACGTAACATAGTAGACAATTATGAAACTTTTACAGAAGAAACAATTATTGAAAGAAACAATCAAATTAGAAAATTATTAAATATACATACTAATTATTAATACGGCGTTTTAAATGTTCAATACAAAAATAAATAATTATCTACAAGGTGTCCATAACCATCTCTTCATCGCCTTTTTGGTTTCTTTCAAATCAATCATTTGTTTGCACAAACCGATACATGTATCCAAAGTATTCAAGATAGCGTCTTTTTCTTCTTGTGTTAACTTATCACTCTCCTCAAGTTTGTACATGACCATGACTCGAATCAATACATTGAATACTTTGCCTATGTCTGTAGCACTTGCGTTCATACGAAGATCATCATATATAAAAAACAATTCCTGCATAAGACCCACAATGGAAGGCATATCCTTTACATTGATCTCCTTATCTTCTATAATTTTATTGAAAAATTTTTCTACATTCTCCAAATGAATTTTTTCAATGGCTGGTAGTTTGGCCATCATCTTCTGCAATTTGGGAGACAATTCAACCTCTTTTTTCTCTAAACCTAAATAATCAACCACAATTTCAGCCAAATTCATTTCAGACTTTTTCTTTGGTGGCTCTTCCACTTTTGCGACCTCTTCTTTTTTTTCTTCCAGTTTTACTTCTTCTTTTTTTTCTTCTTCTTTATTCTCTACTGGCTTTTCTTCGACTTTCTCGTCAGACATTATATATTACCTAAATATTTTAAAAATCTGGTATTCCGGTAAACACCTGGGTTGAGTCTGCTTTCAAAACATTTGTATTTGTGATTACTGCAAAAAAATCGTCTATTTTATTTTGGTAATAAATAAATCCAAAACAAGAAATAAATGCAGAAGCAAACACCATAAAGATATCCCTCACAATATCTCTCAGTGGTTTCATTTTTTTGTCTAAGAAACGCATTTCCAAATACTTAGTGATCGCATATATCACTGATATGACAATTGCCAATACAAGTGCCTTTTCCATGTATAAAATGTAAGGAAATATTTTATATGTTAACTAAACGAACTTACAAATCTTCAACCCCATCCAATTCGATTTGCTCGTCTTTTGTTATCGGTTTATCTAAATCAAACACACCATCCAATTGTACATCATCGTCCATATGAATTTTAATACTTCCTAAATTCTCATCATCATCATCATCATCATCCATTTCTTCTAATTTTCGTTGTTCATTCCTTTCTTCACTTAATTCTTCCAGTCTTTCAAAATTTTTAGGAGCTACAATTTTACTACCATCTGACGCACTGTCTACATCATTAAATGTCAGACGTGTAACCACTTTCTCATCGTTCAAATTTTCTACAGACAAAACAGGAGGCAATTCTTCTTTTGGTAACTCCTCTTCTTTCTCTGTTTCTTCTTCTTTCTTTTCTTCTGTTTTGGTTTCTTCTGTTTCTTCTTCTGGCACTGGTTCAATGGTAACTTCCTCTTCTTCTTCTACAGATTCATCCATATAAGCACGAATGATGGATTCAGTAGGAATACTTTCACGTATGGTATTTAGAATGCATTCTTGAATAATAACTTCAAGTTCGCGTCTATTTTTTTGAACTTGGAGATCAGAGATTCCCTTTTCAAATAAATAAATATTCGCATACACTTTCCGTGCTACAAAAACATACGCACGATGCAAAAAATTGTCCAATTTAGGTATGGAAATATCTATCTTTTTTTGTTTGTTTCCTACACGAATACAGGTCAGTACTTTTAGTTGAATGATATGTACACATGTAATAAGGTCTTCTAAATAATTACATCCACTTTTTTCAATAATGCGTTTTCGTTCTTCTTCTATAATCGTACTGTTCCATTTAGGAATTCGAGAGAGCATATTTTGAAAAGTCATCAAATATTTCGACATTTCACCATTTTCTTTGCACATTTTCCAACCTTCATCAAAAATAGATTGAATCCCTTCAGAAATCAAGGGTGTTAAAATTGAAACTAAACGCCCACACCATTCATTCTTAGATTCATGTAAACTAGACGGAACAAAATCATCCATAATAAAAAGAACAATAAAGTTCTTTAAGTTTTTTACAGACAGACATTATAAAAATGAAATTTTACTTAAATCTATATTTGTTTCGTGCAACATCAAAGACAACAAAATAAGCATCAATAATTTTTCACATCTATATTCTGGTTTCATCTTATAAAAACACATTCCGATATTTGCTTTTTCCATTTCCGTCCATTCATCACGATTTTGTAACCACGATATGATATCAATACACGAAAACGCTTCTTCGTACAATGTATTTACTGTACGAATCATTTGTTTATGATCTGAGCATTGACTTCGGCACGTGTATTGCTCCAAATGTGTATCGAGCAATTCACTACGATCATTTGTATATGTTTTTTCTTGAGTATCTGGAACATAAATTTCACAAAAACGAGATAATATTGGCAATAACAATTTATTTTTATTTTCAACAACTATAAAAAAACGTGTATTATTACTATATTGTTCAATACAACGTCGCAGTGCAGATTGTGCATCAACTGTCAAGTGGTCTGCATTCAACAATACTACCGATTTGAAAGGAACCCCTCGTTTTGAATTCGTTTTAGCAAAAAATTTGATTTCATCACGAGTAAATTTAATACCTTTACCATGCGCACAATTCACAAACATGACTTCTTCACGAAAATTAGTATGTGTTCCATAAATCATTTTTAAAAAATCCAAAAGAATATCCTCTTTTTTACTGGAAGGTGATCCATAAAAAATTGTATGTGGTACTCGATTATTTTTACAGAATGAATTCAATTTATTGTATATGTTTTCGTATACCATTACCTAAACTACATAAACGATTTTAAATGATTTATATAAAAATTAATATTTATGAAATATCATAGAAATACAAAACAATGAAACTTCCAAATATTTCCGAAGATATTGATTACAAACACGGTAAAAATTCCCAGCAAAATACACTCCTAATTCAAATTAGCAACGAAAAAGATATGTGGTTTCACATTGAAAACAGCCCATCTGCTCACATTGTAGTATCTATCCCAGAAACCCTAAATAAAAAACAGAAAAATACCGTGATTAAATGGGGGGCTATGTTATGCAAACAAAGATCTAAAATTACGTCTAAATGTACAGTAATGTATACACAAATCAAATATGTTCATTGTACAAGTGTACCTGGTACAGTCAATGTAGACAAATACTCATCTTTGTATATATAAAAAACTGGGGGGGGGTACACAGATATACAAGAATTATTTTTTCTCTAAAAAATGGACTAGCACATATATACATAAGAAATGGAGCGGATTTTTCAAGACGTCAACAAAACATCATTTTTCCTTTGATATAACCATTTGTTTTGTAAAACGGAATTTTTCGTGATACATGGTACGGCGTTTAATATTGCAAGACAAACAGCATATTTCTACATTACCTTTATTGTGTCCTAATTTATTGTCAATTCTTTCTAGAGTCCACTGTTTTGGATCTCTCGAAATATCATACAATATTTTAATAGATTCTTTGCAGTAATAGCAATCTCCATTACTAGTCTGTAATAATTGAATGACAAAGTCTAAATCAACGAATTCATCTAGTGTAAATAAATGTTTTTCCAGGTCTTGATATCTATATCCATCTATTTTGCGTTTTAGTTCTCTCAAGACAACCACTTTTTTATCATCCTCTAATTCTAATAATTCCAATTGTACATTACAATTGATATCATTATCGGTAATATGTTTTATCCATTTCGACTGTTTTGTGACAACGCGTATTTTCTTTTCATTTTGTACAGTATTTGGTTTGGTGTTTTTTTTAGTATTTCTTTTAGTTTTTTTTTCATTTGGCAAATAAATGATCTTTGTTTCATCCATATATATTAGTTACACTAAACCAATACACAAAGATAAAGATACCGCATAATATAAACAAATGTCTCTAAAAGTTGTTTTGAATTCTATATCTATGGGATCTTCAAATAACAACGATGCTTTTTTCCACACAGTTGTCAAAACGAAAACACCCAAAACGGTCGCTTTGTTTATACGATCTGTATAAAACAACGAATAAATTGCAGATACAAAAAGTATATTTTTATGTCCTATAAACATATCACTTGAAACAAAAAATCGCGTTCCATAAATGACTAAACAACTGTTAATTTTTTCGGTTACATTTGTGGGTTGTATTGTATGTAAGAATAATTTACGAAATTTTTCATTGTATAATTCATTGAGGCGTGCAATAAATCTACCTAGATAATGAAATCCTTTAGGGTAAACACAAAAATGGGCTTTTAAAAGAATTCTCGGTGTTTTTTCTGAATCATAACTAGATTTGGCGCGTATAGAATGTATCTCTCGATTAAAGTCAAATGATAACACATCTCCAGATTTTAAAGTGACTTCTTTAGAAATCATCGGAAAACAAGTTACAATGGTTTCGTTATCATTCAATGCGATCAGACATCTGTAGACAGAAACGAAGGGTATAAAAGAGTAGGGTCCGTCAATGTGGTTCATGTAAAATACTTGATCTGAATGAACGTTCCCTTCACGATTATTACCGGTAAGATACATTTCATTCATTCCGATTATAGGTATGATATCATAATTATTCTTAGAAAACAGTTGGTAAAACATTTCTTGTATTTTATCATCCCAAGAACAATGTAGAAATATTTTTTGCAAATCACATGGTAATGATTCTAACCACCAATGAGAGCTAATACCATTTTTATTTGCATGCCGTAACGCCCATTGCTCTAATTTAGAGCAATCTGACTCTATTTGAGATTCCTTTTTCTTTGAAAAAAGTGATGTTTCTAAAATTCTGGAAAAATTTAGTGATCCTGGGAAAAAGGATACTGCATTTCTAGAGTCTAAATTAAAAAGACCAATAAACCATATAGAACCCAAACAGAATAACAAAGGTTCGATTATCTTGATATCAATATCTATCATTATATGATGGTGAGAGTATAATATTTAATAAGAAATAATTAATGAAATTAAAAAGATAATAAACATATTTTTTGTATAAATAATATAAAGTGTAAAATGAATTCAGAAGTTAATGCTACAACAATGAACAAAGACGAACCAGAAATAAGCATTGATGATATTTTGGAAAACGAAAATATTCGCAGTAAATCTGAATCCTGGAATAAATTGAATAAGACTTTAAAAATCCAAAAATTGCATGTATTCTCTGAAAAATATGGGAAAGATCATAAATATTCCGCAAAAGAGATAAAACAATTAAAACACTTTTTTTCAGATGCATTGGAGAAAAATAAACTACAAAAAGCAAAGGATGTTGTATACGACAAACAAACGCAAAACATTATTGATATTCCGAATTTGTACTTTCACCCATCTACAAAATCATTTACATTGCGTGCAGATACAAAACGTCAATCTACATTAAAGTCATTGACACCAAAACGCAGTACTGAAAAGGCAAAGACAAATGTAGATGATAAATCAATATAAATATAACATTGTAATAAATATAGTATTGTAAAATGAGTTTTTCATTAGAAAGTTCTGAATTTGCAGATATCAAAAACACATGGTACGATATAGCAGAAGACTATATTGGAAACAATTTTATTATTTTTTCCAAACCAAATTACATCGAAATTTTTGCAAATGATATGTACAATTACATAATAACTATTGCAAGAGAAGAGGAATGGGAGAATGACGACCTTATGGACGAGTTAGAAGAAATAATATACGATTTCTGCCGAGAGTTTTTAGAAGAATATTTCATACCTTTGAGAGAAACTAGTCCTTATTCTACAATTACTTTCACCGAAAATGAAATCGACGAAACACTAATGACAATTAATTCATTTCCTGTACAACGTCAAAGAAGTGCAGAATGGTTTTCCGTAAGATATAATATGTTTAGTGCAAGCAATTTAGGTAAATTATTTGGATCCAATGCACAATACAATAGTCTAATTTACGAAAAATGTAAAGGTCTAGACGTTCAAAAAGCCGAATTCGTAGATCTTTTGTCTCCAAATGCAAGAAATTGGGGAATACGATACGAACCGGTTTCTGCAATGCTTTATGAAGATATCAATAAAACGAAAATAAACACAAATTATGGTTGCATTAAACATAAAGCGCTACCAATCGGAGCATCTCCAGACGGCATTGTAAATGATAAAAACAGTAGAAAATACGGAAACATGGTAGAAATAAAAAATATATATAATCGTGACATTAACGGTATTCCATCAGAAGATTATTGGATTCAAATGCAAATTCAATTGGAAGTTTGTCAATTGGAAAGATGTGATTTTGTGGAAACACGTTTCAAAGAATATCCAAATTTTGAAATGTATATTAAAGACGAAAATACTGAATACAAGGGTGTCATCTTATTTTTCATGACAAAGGATTCGAATGTATCTGAATCTCATTATATTTACGTGCCATTGCACACAATTGATATTGAAACATGGATTGATAATAAAGTATGTTCTTTGAGTGATACCCATATTTTGTATGATAGATTTTACTGGTATTTAGACGAGTATTCGTCTGTAGAGGTGGAAAGAAATATGGAATGGTTCAACGCAGCAACTCCTGTTATATGTGAAGCGTGGGATATTGTTTTGAAAGAGCGAGTAGAAGGGTTTGCTCATCGTGCACCACAGAAAAAAAACAAAACCGTTGTAGTAATCTCACAAATAGAAAATACAAATTGTATTCCAAACAAAGTACAATTAATCAAATTGGATTAATCATTTATTGGATACATTGACAAAGCTCCAGAAATAAATGATTCTTTCGTATCCATACCGAGTGCAGATGGCACCATTTTATCTATCAATTGTTTTGCTTTGTCCCCTATTTTAGTAACGCTTGCTTTCAGACCATTCACAATCTTACCCTTGTCTTCATTCGACATATTTCGTGCATTGCTATATGCTGTCATTACAGCATCTCGAACTTCTGGATCTTGTGTAAGTTCATTTGTCATTTCAGTTGTAACTGGACCTGTTGTAACTGGACCTGTTGTAACTGGACCTGTTGT